ATCGGCTGCGCAACCTCGGCGTGGGCGATTCCGCGCTCTACGATCTCCGGGGCGCCTATGTCTGGCTGACCGCCGGCGGCCCCTCGGTTGCCTGTGCGGGCAACCCCATGACGATCGCCGGCGATCTGCACGTCACCGGCGCGGTCATCGCGGGCTATGGGGGCGCCGACCAGGTCGGTTTGCAGACCCACAAGCACGGCGAGGGCACCGCAGCCGCGGGCACCACCGCGCCGACGGGCAACACCTGATGGGCGACATTCGCATCGTCTGGGACCCGACCACGGGGACCGGCGACCTCAACATGCTCGGGGCCGGGCTGGAGTTGGGGCACGACCTGGAGACAGCTTCCCTCATCAGCATGTTCACCGATGCCCAGGTCGATCCCGGCGACATCGTGTTCGACACCGATCCGCATGGTTGGTGGGGGGACACCTATGCGGCGCTGGAGGACCCGACCCTCGCCGTGATCCCGGACGATCGTATCGGCTCGAAAATCTACCAGGCTTTCGCCCGGCCGCGCACGCAAGACACGCTGAATTGGCTGCGCGACCAGATCATCCGATGCCACGCCTGGATGATCACCGATGGCGTCGCCTCGGCAGTGGACGCGCAACCGTTTTTCACCGGCCCGGGCGGCATCGGCGCGACCGTCACCATCACGGCGAACGGCGTGCCGAACCTCTACAGCTACGCCTGGTCGCAGGAATCCTGATCCGTGCCATTTCCAAGACCGACCCTCACTGCACTTCGCGCGCAGGCGATGCAGGACATCACGGCGTCCGATCTGCCGAACGCCGACGGATTCCTGCGCAGGGCCGTGCTGCGCGTGCTGGCCTGGGTGCAGGCTGGCCTCGCATATCTGCATTACGGCTACCTCGACTGGATCTCCCTGCAATCGACCCCGTTCACCTCGACCGGCGAATACCTGGAGGGGTGGGCGGCGATGGCGCCGACCCCCGTGTTGCGCGAGGCGCCGACCTTTGCCTCCGGCCCCGCGGCCTGGCCGGGCGTGGTCAACACGCCCCTGCCGGGCGGGACGGTTTGCAGCCGCGGCGATGGCGTCCAATACGCAACGGCGGCGGACGCGACGGTTGGCGGCGGCGGATCGGTCGCGGTGACCGTGGTTGCCCTGGTGGCCGGCTCGAATGGCAACACCGACGGCGGCACGCCGCTGGAGCTGGGCGTGTCGATCGGCGGCATCAACGCGACGGGTGCCGCCACGGCCGCGATCACCGGTGGCGCCGACCTGGAGACGGACGGTCCGATGCGAACCCGCATGCAGGAGAGCTATGCGGCGCCGCCGCACGGCGGGAACCAGGCGGATTTCGTGACCTGGGCGTTGCAGGTGACCGGCGTCACCCGCGCATGGTGTGCGCCGTGGATCGCCGGCGCCGGCACCGTCACGGTGTTCTTTATGATGGACGTGTCGGAGGCCGCGTATGGCGGCTTTCCGCAGGGAACGAACGGTGTCGCCGCGTTGGAAACCCGTGACACGGCAGCGACGGGCGACCAACTCGCGGTGGCGAACTTCCTCTACGCCCTGCGCGCGGTGACGATGCTGGTCTATGCCGTCGCGCCGCAGGCCTCGACGCAAGCGTTCACGCTCGCCGGCCTGTCCGGGATTTCGAGCGCGCAGCAGACGCAGGTGTCGGCCGCGTGCAGAAGGACTCGCCGCTCGCAACCACGTCGATCGAGCAGAGCGATTGCGCCGCGGCGATTACCGCGATCGGCGGACTGCCATCGTTCGCGATAACCACGCCCTCGACGTGGCCGATCACCTCGGCGGCCGGCTACCTGTTCACCCTCGGAACGGTCACCTATTCCTGATGCCGACCCCTCCTGCATTTGGCGATGCCGACTATCAGCAGGCGATGCTGCGGCTGCTGCCGACCGGTCGCGTCTGGCGCCGCGATCCAGCGTCCACGCTGTCGGCGGTCATGCTGGCGCTGGCACCGACCTACACGCGCAACACGGCGGCGGCGGCACAGGTGCTGATCGACGCCAGCCCGGCAACGACGCAAAATCTGCTTGTGGAGTGGGAGAACTCGCTCGGCCTGCCTGACCCGTGCACAGCACCGAACCCCTCGATCGAGCAGCGTCAGGCCGCAGTGCGGGCAAAGTTCGGCGCGCGAGGTGGGTTGACCACGACGTATTTCATCACGCTGGCGGCGGCGCTCGGGTTCACGATTACCATTACCGAGTTCGCGCCGTTCGCCGTGGACATGCCTTGCGACGAACCGCTGCTTGAACCGGAGTGGGCGTTCATCTGGCAGGTGAACGCGCCGCAGATCACGACTTTCTATTTCTCAGTCGAAGAGTCCAGCGTGGACGATCCGCTGGAAACCTATGACGCCGGCGAGCTGGTGTGCCGCATCACGCAAGACGCGCCGGCCGGGACGTTGGTGCTTTTCGTTTTCTCCTGATCGGGACACCTCATGCAAAGAATCACTGACCCAACGGCGGTTGCCACGCTGCCGTCGCCACCGGCGTTGACCGGCACCACGGGCTATTTCGGGCCTGCCGTGCCGGGCATCTCGGTGGCGACGCGCCTGCGCTACTGGTTCGTCAACATGCTCCAGGAAGAGCTGATGTCGATCCTGGCGGCGGCGAGCATCACCGCCGACACCACGGGCACCGTGTTCAATCAGGTTCTGCTTTCGATCAAGGCATTGATCGCGGCCGTTCCGCATGGGGTGCAGACGATCACCACGTCGGGAACGTTCACCGTGCCAACCGGCGTCACCGCCGTCGAAGTCGAGGTGTGGGGCGGTGGTTCCGGTTCCTGGGCATCCGTCTCGGGTATTCCTGGCGGCGGCGGATCGGGCGGTGGTTACGCGCGAAAGCACCTGTCCGGCCTGACACCTGGCGCGTCGATCACGGTCACGATCGGGCCGGGCGGGACTGCCGGGACGACCGCTCCGGCCGCGCCTGGCGCCGGCGGCGCCACCAGCTTCGCGGGAGCCGGGTTTACCACCGTCAGTGCGACCGGCGGCGCCGTCAGCGTCTCAAGCACGACCAGCATTCCGGTGTTTGGAAATAAGGCCGGCGTCGGTTCCGGCGGAGACGTCAACCTGTATGGCGGCGACGGTGGCAATGGCGGCACGGGGCAGGGCAACTCCGGGGTTGTCGGCGGCGTCTGGGGCGGCTTCGGCGGGAATGGGCCTCTGTCTGGCGGGTGCAACGACACGGCGAATGGCGTCGGTATAGCGGGCTATTTTCCCGGCGGCGGCGCATGTGGCGCGGGCACCGGAGCAGCGGGCACGACGGCACAGAACGGCGCGGCTGGTGCGGCCGGCCTGTGCATCGTGAGGTGGTAGCATGTATGGCGCGCTTCGCGGCGTTCCGGTGAGTCGCGAGCCGATCTGGCTCCCGTCGAAACTGCCAACCGCCGTCAAGGGCTATCGCTACGAAATCGACCCGCTCGATGCGCAGGTGCTGAGTTCGCTGTCGCTCGCCGCTGCGCCTTCGGGGACCGGCGAGCTGACGATCTCCGCTCTGGCGTTCGCTGCCGGGATGGTCACCTTCACGGCGGCGGCTGGGCAGCCGACCCGTTGCTACACGCTGCTGCTGACCGCGACCCGCTCGGACGGGCAGGTCAGCGACTATGTTTTCAAGGTCCGGGTTGATCCGGTCCTCATAACGGATCAGGCGCAGGCTGCTCCCTCGACCGGATTCGGCACGGCCAACACCTGGACCGCCGCGTAACGGTTAAATCGAAGGCCCGCTTGCTCGGGCAACATCACTGGACCATGGACGGGCGCCGGGGGTTACTCCCCGGCGCTTTTTTTGTGCCCAGCGCAGGGCATTTGCATAGCGCATGCACGAAAGCGTAGCTTTGCCGGACAAACTAGGAAACGGCCCATATCAACGGGGCTTTGATGAACTCGTTGGTCGGCGGAACAGCACGACGACGTTGACTCAGAGCGGTGGCGGCGCCGAGGCGGCGGCTACTGGCGCCGAAAGCGCACGGAGTGGGACGTGCGCCGGCGCGGGCGGCGGGCGGTGGCGGGGCTGCTGCGGCGGGCAAGGGCGGGGTGGCAGGAGTGCCCGATTGTAAATGACCTCGGTATTGGCGCCTTAGCCTTGCACGTCTGCATCCGGGCGCCCGGCTTCCAACGCAGCCATGAAGTTTAGCACTAGATCGCGCGTGCGGAACCGCCCGCCGTAGACCGCCGCTTCCTGTTCACGCACGATGGGGAAGGTACCAAGCACGTAGTCGGCTTCCTCGCGGGTCAGGCCGTAGAGCAGGAAGAACAGCGCATCCAGCCGGGCACGGCGGCGCAGACGGTCTTCGGCATCCCAGCGGTAAGGCGGACCCTCGTAGCCTTGGTCGATCGCGAAAGGTTTCATGTCATTGGCGGAGTAGGTGAGCCGCAGCACGTCGCCCCGGATGATATCGGCAGCAGTTTGCTTGCCGAATTGGCGGGCGAAGCGGTCCCGAGGTATGAAGGGCAGTTGTTCCACGAGGTACCAGGTGAGGTGATTGCCCTGGATTTTCTGACGCGCAACATAGTCGAATGGGAAGGAATTGAACATCGCCAACAGCAATGGGGAAAATTCCTTGTAGTGCTCAATTGAATCCAGCGTCTTGCGACGATGTTCCTCGATTTCGTCCGGTGTAGGCTTGGCTGGCAGCGACGGAGGTTGCACGGGTAGCAACAGGGCTAACGTGTGGCCAGCCGCGGCGTGTGGGAGCATAGCCGCGATCATGCTGCGCGTGTTCGTTGGCGATGTGATGTCCTTGAAGGCCAATATGGCATTTAACTCCGACGGTGTGCGAACCTGTTCCGCCGAAATCCAGAATTGCGGCTCGGGTAGCCATGATGGGTCGGCGTGCTCGATCCAGGTTGCGTCGCGGGTCATGGCAGCGCGGAATCGGTTGCCGTCCTTGAGGACAACGCTTGCGGCTCGATGGTCGTATGCTTGAACCATCTTGCCTTCGTAGAGGGGCAGCCAGCGTTCGGCACCACGCTCCCACCAATGTCCCCGGACGCGATAGGCACCGGACTTGGCAAGCTCGGCGGCGGTGATGAATAAATGTGAGTCGTTTGCCATGTGGAATGCATTGTTGTAACGGACGCCGTAGGCGGGCGGACCACCACCAGGGCGATAATCCACGAAAACTGGCGTTGTTTGATAGATGCCGATGGTGACATCGGCATCCTTACTGGTGCGGAAGATCGGCGCAGTGCCGGTGTTGGGATTGACCAAGCTGAACTGTTCCGAGCCGAGAGGAAAGGCATTAGCTTCGGCAGCGTCAACGCTAGTCTGGTAGAAGGCGCAGTCCGCTTGCGGGAAAGTGCGTGTGCTGCCGCCGCACACGAGGGCACAAAACTTGAACCGGTAGTAGACATCTGGGAAGAATTGTGTGCGTTCCGGTCCCGTTGGCCGATTCTCGAAATCGAACAATACCGCAAGCCGGCTTTGCGACGTGATTGCAGAGAAGAAGCGGGAAGCAGAGCGGTCGGCACTTATCCCCGATGGCACCAGCAGGCCGGCGATGCCAGTTGGCCGCAGGAGACGCAGGGCACGCTCGACAAATAGTGAGTAAAGATTGATGTCGCCTTCGGCGAGCAAAGGATAGGCCCCAGACTTGCGGGCAACTTCCATCGCCGTTTCGGCAGACCACGCAACGCGTTCATAGTCGGCGGCGAGAGGGCCGCCAGCCCTCTTTATACCGGCAATGAGCTTTGCACGGTCGGCTGCGCGTTCTGTCCTTGCAACATCAGGCACGCGGGCGGCGAACCATTCAGTCTCCTGCATCTTCATCCGGTCCCACGGCGGGTTGCCGATCACCGCATCAAAACCGCCTGGTGGGTTGGGTTGCTCCCACGAATCCCAGACGCCAGGGAAGGCGACTTCCCAATGGAGAAAGCGGCGCTGCATCGATAGATCGCGCGCAGACGTGATCCAGGGAACGAAGCTTTCGTAGGCATCTATCGGTGGTATCTTACTTTGGCTACGCAGCTTGTTGTCGCGGTCTCGATCCGCTTTCGGGGCTCGCGGCCTAGTTGCTCCCGCAGCGATCTGGGCCGGATCACCATACGATCCGCCAAGATAATTTTCGATCCCGAGTTTCACGGCCTTGTCGCGCGACATGTGCCAACGAGTCGCATGGTAGATGTCCAAAAACGCGCGCAATTCGGCGGTGGCCAGCTCGACGCCTTTGAATGTGTCCGCGCTGGTCTGAACCTCGCCGATATCGGCATCGGTTAGGTTCTCAACCATGGCCATGCCGGCAGCAGACTGGCGGGCACGCACCACGGCTTGGCTCATGGCAAGCCCGTAACGGCGGCGCAGGTCATCCTCGACGGGATGCACGAATTCGCCAAAGAGCGAATCACCACAGCGCAGGTGATGATCCAGGAATGAAAGGGGAGCGCCAACTGTAAAGCTGTGCAGCCACAGCGACAGCTTGGCTAGTTCCACAGCCATTGGGTTGAGGTCCACACCATAGATGCACCGCTTGAGGATGATGCGACGAACAATGTGCCGGTCGTCCAACTGGTCGTCGCGCACGGGCCAGCCATGCAGTTCGGCCTGCGCCTTGATATGACTGCGGATGTCTTCGATGCGGCGCAGCAGTGGGGACCGATAGTCCGCCCAGGTGACGAGCCTCGGCGCGTCCGCGATGGCTTCGAGGGTTGCGGCGGCGAGGTAATCCACCAGCGAAACCAGGAAGTGCCCGGACCCCATGGCAGGATCGCAAATTCGTAGTGTGAGAAAATTCTCGGCGGGGTCCAGTGGTTCAAGCAAGGCGATGCGGTCCGCCTTTCGGCGATTGTCGCTGGTAAGTTCCACCGCCTTCGCCGCGAAGGCGGCTTGTCGCTCCTGCAACAGTGGACCCACCGCGCGGCGCAGGAGCAACCGTACCAGATCTTCGGGAGTGTAGTAGCTGCCGGTCGTCTTGCGCGCGAAGGCGTTAGGCCGGAGCGTCAGGCCGCCGGTATCGTCCGGCACGACGTCGCGCTCAAGCAGGCGTTCGTAGATCGACCCAAGGTGCTGCACTGAGAGGTCGCGGTAGTTGATCCAGCGTCGCGCGAGTTCACCCCCTTCGCGTGACATAGCGTCCACCATGGGCGCCAGCACAGCGTCAGGCATCGTCAGCCGCAGCAGCAAATCTCCAGGCGCGTCCCAAAACAAGCCGCCGTTGTAGGGTGGCAGGCCCATCGAGATGTCGCCTGTGCCAATGGCGTCGAACAGCGCCCGCAACCGCGGCCACCAAGTCACGGCGCGGGCAGAAGGCACGTTGTGTTCATCCGCGATCTTGGCGGCTTCTTCGCGCAGGTGGCGCAGGCTGTAATCGGCGTACCCCCGTAGGCGCACCGGCAGCAGGTCACGGTCCTCGGCATAGAGCAGGAACAGCAATCGGTAGAGTAGCCGCAACGCCGCCTCGCGCGCCTCTGCGCGCCACGCGGGATCGGCGATGCGCGCGGCAGGATCATGCTTGCCGATCGCGGCCACCAGGCCGGGATACACGAGGTTGAACACGGCTTCGGAGAGTTCTTTCGTGACGCGGGCTTCGTAGCGCCGGCCCTCCGCCAGGGCTTCATCGAGGAAAGTCCCCGCCTGTGGCCCTTGCGGGTCCAAGGCTTGGCGGCGGAACAGCAGCAGAAAGACGCGCAACCAATGGTCATCGGGTGCGCCGACCGGCACCGGAGGCGGCAGGCTGCCCACCAACGCGGGCAGTTCGATTTCAATAAACCCCTCGGCACGGGCGCGCGCCTGTGCCCAATACAACCGCCAGAACCGGCCGTTCGTCAGCAGGCCCCAGCGGACGATGCCGCCAGATTGCGCCTCTGCCCGGCCGAGATAGCGGATGATTTGCAATGACGGCGTTTCGCCGCTGCCGCTGTTGCGATCAAGCAGGGTGTCGCGTGCTTCGTTCTCCACAACCACAACGCCGCGCTTAAAGCGTTCGGCGCCTTCCAGCCGACGGGCGGCGTTCTTTTCCGCCTCACTTCGAAACAACAGCGCGTCGGCAACGTCGCGCCGCCCCTTCCCGGGGTCCTGTTGGGGGAGGTGATGCCAACCCAATTCGTCCAGTAGCGGGAAGATGAACTCGGCCTCCGTCTCCGCCTCGTTCGGACGGCGCATGTCCTCCAGGTTTCGCCAGTGGTCGCGCACCGTCTCGGCAAATGCCAGCACCTCGTGTGAATGCCGGTCGAAATCCGCAGTTTTTTGCCGAAGCGTCGCCTGACGGGCAACGTGTGGTGCGGCGTCCCGGATTGTCCAGGTAGTCCATAGG